GCACCAAAGGCAGCAATGGCTATAGCAAGTGGTATTGACGATCCTGTTCAGTTGGGACTAAGAGATAAGATGGTTGCAGCAAAAGAAATGTTAGATAGGACAGGATTAGTTAAAACAGAAAAGATGCAGGTAGAAGCTACAGGTGGTGTAATGTTAATGCCACCGAAGAATGCAGAAGAGAGCTAATGCGTAACAGAGCATTGGGTAAGTGGAAGCTACCACAGCCTACTGACTTGAAAAGTGAAAACGAGTGGATGCCCATACCACGTATTGCACGAACAATACCATTTGGGTATCAGGTAGATCCTGAAGACAACAATATGCTTCTACCAGTTTCTGTAGAGCTAGACCTACTAGAAAAGGCTAGAGATTATACAAAACAGTTTTCATATAGAGAAGTAGCAAACTGGTTGACTAAAAATAGTGGACGTACAATATCTCACGTAGGGCTAGTAAAAAGATTAAAGAATGAGAGACAACGAAAGAACAAGGCTACAAGCTTACGCAGATGGGCAGACTATGCCCAAAAGGCGATCCAAAAGGCAGAGGACTACGAAGAAAAAAGAACAGGTGCAAAAGAAGATACAGCCCAAGACACCTCTGATTGAAGAAGAACTACTACCTATAGAAGAAGCTCGTAATGTTATCTTTCAACCAAATAAAGGACCACAGACAGAGTTTCTTGCAGCAAGTGAAAGAGAAGTTTTATATGGTGGATCGGCAGGAGGTGGCAAGTCTTACGCAATGTTGGCTGACCCTTTACGTTATATGGGACATCCTGCGTTTAGTGGCTTGCTCTTGCGTCACACCACTGAGGAACTACGAGAGCTTATATTTAAAAGCCAAGAACTGTACCCTCGCATATGGAATGGCATCAAATGGTCAGAACGAAAGATGCAGTGGGTTGCTCCGTCAGGGGCTAGACTGTGGATGTCTTACCTCGACAGAGATGATGATGTTCTACGATATCAAGGATTAGCATTTAGTTGGATAGGATTTGACGAACTTACACAGTGGTCTACACCATATGCTTGGAACTACATGAGATCACGACTAAGATCTACTTCACCAGATCTGCCAGTGTATATGAGAGCAACAACAAATCCCGGAGGTAGGGGACATCATTGGGTCAAGAAGATGTTTATTGATCCTGCAGCATACAACAAGGCATTTAATGCAACAGACATTGAAACAGGAGAAGACCTCAAATACCCTGCAGGACACCAGAAAGCAGGACAAGCACTATTCAAACGTAGGTTTATACCTGCTCGACTTACAGACAACCCTTATCTATCGGCTCAAGGAGACTATGAAGCAATGCTTTTATCCCTTCCTGAACAGCAAAGAAGACAATTACTGGAAGGCGATTGGGATATTAAAGAAGGAGCAGCTTTCACCGAGTTTGATCGCAACATACATGTGGTTGAACCTTTCCATATCCCTAATAATTGGGTTAAGTTTAGGGCATGTGACTATGGGTATGGAAGTTATTCTGCCGTTGTCTGGTTTGCTGTTGCTCCATCAGAACAACTCGTAATATACAGAGAGTTGTATGTATCAAAGGTACTAGCCACAGACTTAGCTGACATGATACTTGAAGCAGAAGCAGAAGACGGTAATATAAAGTACGGAGTATTGGACAGTTCACTCTGGCACAAGCGTGGAGACACAGGACCAAGCCTAGCAGAACAAATGATTATGAAAGGTTGTCGGTTCAGACCTTCTGATAGAAGTAGAGGAAGTAGGGTATCAGGTAAAAATGAAATACACAGAAGACTGCAAATTGACGAATACACTGAAGAGCCACGTATGGTTTTTTTCAATAACTGTACAAATACTATTTCTCAACTGCCGTCAATCCCACTGGACAAAAAGAATCCAGAAGATATAGATACTCATTCAGAAGATCACTTGTATGACGCTTTAAGATATGGTATAATGTCAAGACCAAGGTTTAGTATATTTGACTACGATGCTGCAAACGGACAAACAAACTCAATGCCCATAGCAGACGCAACATTTGGATATTAATATGGCAGAAGAAGAAATAATGATGGATGACACGACTATAGCTATTGATGATGTAGCTGAAGAGGGTGGACAGGACGAAACAAAAAGTTATAATATTATACCATTCATTATGGACAGATACAAAAAAGCTGATGACTATAGAGAGCAAGACGAGCAAAGATGGCTGAGAGCATACAGGAACTACAGAGGTTTGTATGGTTCTGATGTACAGTTTACAGAAGCAGAGAAGTCACGAGTATTTATTAAAGTAACCAAAACAAAAACACTTGCAGCTTATGGTCAGATTGTAGATGTACTATTTGCTAATAATAAGTTTCCTCTCACGGTAGAACCTACGACTTTACCAGAGGGTGTAGTATCAGACGTAAGCTTTGATCCCAAAGAACCTGAGAGCATTAGAAGTAGATTAGATGAAATGGAAAGCCCCTATGGCTTTTCAGGTGACGGTCAAGATCTACCTGCAGGATCTACTCAAAAAACTTTAATGGAAAAGCTAGGACCATTGCAGGGTAAGTTTGATGACGTAGATAATCTAAGAGAGGGTGTAGGTAAGACACCAACAGCAGTAACATTTAGTCCTGCAATGATTGCTGCAAAGAATATGCAGAAGCAGATACACGATCAGTTAGAAGAGTCTAATGCTAATAAACATTTACGAAGCACAGCCTTTGAGATGGCTCTGTTTGGTACAGGTGTAATGAAAGGACCGTTTGCTGTAGATAAAGAATATCCAAACTGGGATGATGACGGTGAGTATTCTCCTGTATTTAAAACTGTGCCACAAGTTTCACATGTGTCAGTATGGAACTTCTTTCCTGATCCTGATGCAAACAACATGGATGAAGCACAGTATGTAATAGAGCGACATAAGTTGTCACGTACACAACTACGTGCATTAAAGAAAAGACCACATTTTAGATCTCAGGTTATAGACGATGCTATAGCAATGGGAGAGAACTATAACAAAGAATACTGGGAAGATGATCTATCTGATTACTCACCAGAACATGCAATAGCACGATTTGAAGTGCTAGAGTATTGGGGTACAGCAGACGTAAGTATGCTAAGAGAACAACAGATAGAGATACCTGACGAGCTAGATGACTTTGACGAAGTGCAGATAAATGCATGGATATGCAATAACAAAGTAATACGAATGGTACTCAATCCATTTAAACCTGCGAATATACCCTACATGGCAGCACCCTATGAGCTTAACCCATACAGCTTCTTTGGTGTAGGTATAGCAGAGAACATGGACGATACACAAACACTAATGAATGGGTTTATGCGTATGGCTGTGGACAATGCTGTAATGTCAGGTAATCTGCTCATAGAGATAGATGAAACAAACCTAGTTCCCGGACAAGACCTAAGTGTATATCCCGGAAAAATATTTAGAAGACAAGGTGGGGCACCGGGACAGGCAATCTTTGGTACAAAGTTTCCAAATGTAGCCAACGAGAATATGCAACTGTTTGATAAAGCACGAGTGCTTGCAGACGAAAGTACAGGACTGCCTAGCTTCTCTCATGGACAAACAGGTGTGTCAGGTGTAGGACGAACTGCATCAGGTATATCTATGTTGATGAATGCTGCAAGTGGTGGTGTAAAGAATGTTATAAAGAATGTAGATGACTATCTACTCAGACCTCTAGGAGAGGGACTGTTTAGATTTAATATGCAGTTTAACTACGACAAGAATACAAAGGGTGATCTAGAAGTAAAAGCTCGTGGCACAGAAAGCCTTATGGCTAATGAGGTACGTAGTCAGAGACTCATGCAGTTCTTACAGGTAGCAAGTAACCAAGCACTTGCACCGTTTGCAAAGTTTCAGTATGTAATACGAGAGATAGCTAAATCACTCGACCTAGACCCAGACAAAGTAACCAACAACATGGACGAAGCTGCATTGCAAGCAGAGATCATGAAAAAATTTCAGCAACCCCCTGAAGCACCAACACCTCCTGCAGGAGCAGACGCACAAGATCCAACAGGA